TAATGTCATAGGTAAGATAGATGGTGTCCCAAGTCTTAAGTATTTTGCTAGGGTAGTAAAAAAAGAATATAGAAATGGATATAATAAAGCTACTGGTAAAGTAGAACTTAAAGTAGGAGAACATATAGACAATAAAGGTAACTTCCTTCCTAAAGATTTAATTAATAGTCCTTATAGAAATGAAGAATATTATGATCTACAGAAGAGAGACCCGGCTATGTTTGCTTTACTTGAAAAAACAAAAGAGACATTTATAGAGTGGCAAAAAGGATCTCCAAAGAATAGTAAGTTATATTATGATTATCCAAGATATCTAAAGAGTGATCTTGAGATGGCACAAACTGCATTTACTAAAAAACCAGGAGAAAAAGTTGGGTTAATTCAACAAATAATTAATAGAATAAGAGAGTTCTTTTTAGGATCCAGATCAGATTATGATAAAGGATTAAACTTTAAAGCACAACTTAAACTAGTTCAAACAGACATGTTTGATAATGCCATAGACAAAATCCCAGTATCCGGGTTATCAGACTATGATGAGTATGAGACCTCTACAGATGTTTTCACATCCATGATGAGATATATGTATGGAGCAGAGAAGCAAAAAAAATTAATTGAAATCAACCCATTAGCTCAGGCTATTAAGTCATTATTAACTGACCCAAATAACCAACCTAAAGAAGCTGATTCAATTAATGCAGGTGCTTTTAGAAACACAGGTCTAATTAAGTTTGTAAATAAAAAAGGAAGCTATATAAGGCAACAACAATTTCAGGCTTTATATGATAGAGAGTTTAGAGGAGCTAATACTACAGGTTGGGGATCAGATTCTGAGATATTACAGAATGCTTCTAACTTTATGTTTAAAAGAGCAGCCAATGCTTTCTTTGCAATAAATATAACATCAGCATTAAAGAATGCTTTTGGAGCTAAATTACAAGCTATTATCATGTCTTCTGCAGGTAAATACCTTACACCTAGAACATATCTAAAGGGTGAAGTATGGTCTGCTAGAGTTATGGGTAAGATAAGTATGAATGTATATAAGGGACCAACTACAGATGTTGAGCTTTTATTAGCAGAAACTATGGACTTTGCACAAGGAAGAACAGAAGATAAGTTTGGAACCAGAATGACCAGAACATTAGGAAAAGATATAGTAGATAGATCTTGGTTAGTAAATGTTAGAAAATGGACCGAATTACAATCTACTTTAGCAGCATCAGCAGGTATGATGTATAAAGAAAAGGTAATGATGGGTAATATAGAAATACCTTACATTGAAGCTTGGGAAGTAAAAGATGGTAAGTTACAACTTAAACCAGGTATAGATCCAGAATATGGAATCAAATACAATGATGATGGTACAGTAGAACTAGGTAAGAAGTTTATAGCAATGAAGAATAGAATTCATATGGTAAACAACAAACTTATTGGAGCTGTATCTAAATTTGATCAACCTGATGCAAAAAGATATCTAGCATTTAGAATGGTAAGTTTCATGAAAGGTTACTTTACAGAGATGGCTGTAAATAGATTTGCTAAAAACAGAATGAATGTTGGATTAGGTGGTATGGATGAAGGTTATTATGTAACAGCTGTAAAGTCATTGCTAGAAACAATTAAAGAAAAGAATCTAGCACATATGGGTCCAAAAGAAAAGGAAGCTTTTATGCAAGTATTTACAGAAGTAGCTACCTTATTTTTAGTTGGTATGTTATCTGCTATGATACTAGGTGGATTTGATCCTGATGACCCAGATAGATATCAAAAATTAAGAGAAAAGACAGGTCCATTACATATACCTGGTGTATCAGAGGAAGAAGATCCATTTAATTTTGGTGGATTTATGCAAGTACATGCAGGTTTATTAATGATGCAAATTAAAGCTGAGAATGAGCAATTAGCATTCTGGCATCCTAAAGCTGTGTTAGCTCCATTTACAGATCTTAAATCAATAGGCTTTGGTCCAACATTAGATTCATACTTCTCAGCTGGTACTGATATAGTAAATATGTTTGAAGGTTCAGATAAGGCATATTATGCTAGAAGAATGGGTCCATATGAGTGGCAACAACAAGGTGGTGCTAAATTATGGTCTCACATAGCTAGAATGTATGGTATAAATGCATCTAGTATAGATCCGGTTACAGCTCTTAAGAACTTCCAAACAGCACAATCATTAAACCTAAATAGGTAACTTACAGCAACTAAGAAAAAAAAAGGGAGAGCCGAAGCTCTCCTTTTATTATGTAAGTTGTACTACATAAGCTTCATCATACTGTTGTGCAAAAGCTAATGCTTCTTCTTCTGTATTAAATAATACAGTTCCATGTTGATCTTGTATTATACGTGATTTTCTTTTATCTTCATCAAAGATTTCAATTATTATCCAGCTCATATTATGTTGTTTTTAAAATTAATTTTATTTGTTTAACAATCTTTACCGTATATAATAGGGACAAGATTAGGTTTTTCATAAAGATTACTCTTCATAATCTTACCATCTAGCCTAAATATAGGTTTACCATTTTCATCTAGCTTGCTCATATTACTCCGGTGTATTTCTGCAAATACATCTTCTATAATATGTTGCATACCATGCTTAAGAATAGTACCACAAAGAATATATAACTGGTCACCTAAAGCATCAGCTATTTCTACTATGTCATTCTCTTTGCATGCTTCTAAATACTCTTCATTCTCTTCTCTCATAAGTCTGTATCTAAGATCATATATATCTGTATCTACTACTTTTGGGATAGTACCATTAGCTTCATTAAATGAATTATGGAATTCTTCTACTGCATTAATCTGTTTCTTCATAAGTTTATTTAATTATACTTTCTTTAACTAATATTACTTTTACTTTTTGTATTAAATCTTCTATAGTACCATTGTTGTCTATCACATAATCAAATTCATGATTGTCAAGAGATGTCTCACTAGGATGAAATTGAGTTTGACTAAATGTAGCAGGGATGCCATTTTCTCCTGTGGTACTATAAAGTCTGTTAACTCTAATAGTGATACCATCTTTAGCTTTAACAGCTTCTATTTCATTAGGAAATCTCATGTCTGTAATAATCCAGTTAGGATATTCTTTTTCAAGAGAAACATCTTTTTCTGCAACACTGTCTCCTGTAGGAACCCATTTTGCTTTATAATCAGCCATCAAAGCATTAACCCAAACATTAGGGTGTACTTTATCTCTCATAATTTCAGTACCTAACAATTGTAATAATTCTCTATAAGTAGATGAAGCACCTACACAATGACCTGAGCTCCAATCAAAACCAAGAGGTTGTTTCTTAAACTCTTGGTCTTCTAGTTGCTCTATAGTACAACCTGTAAGTAATGCTGCAATCTCTTTGAGTTTACCAGCAAACTTTTTAACTTTCCATTTACAATACTTTGGATTAAAGTTTATACAGTAAGATATAAAATCTTCTTGTGAATCAGGATGTTGATACCCAGCTCTATCTTTGTCTACTAAGTATTGTATGATACTACCTATAGTATCTTTTCCTGAAGAAATTTTACCATTTATACCAAATATTGCCATGTCATTTAGATTTGTCAGATGATAGTAAACTTACCATAACCAGCCAGATATGTTTTATCCAGCCGGTTAGTGAGTTCACTCTTTTATAGTCTTTATACTTTTCTCTTAAGCTCATAGATCAAAGTCTTCTATTATGTTATTACTAGATGCACCTAATAGATTAAAATCATCTATATCAGCTGTAAAGTCTTGAACCTCAGATACTTTATCTAGAGATAATGCATCAAGATCAAAGTCACTTCCTTTTGGTTCAGATATTTCTTGTTCAGCTTCTGCTATTGCTTCATCTAGTGTTATCTGTCTATAGGGACTTACTACTACTTCTTCTACTGATTGTGTCTTCACCTCTAGAGCATCTATATTTACTTCACCTATTACCTCATTTGTTATTGGTACATTTAAAGATGGTTGTGCTTGAATTAAGTTCAAACCAAACTTATCACACAAGAACCAGTTCACTAGTCTCTGTTGGTCCATCCAAGTTTTTGGATGTGCTCTTTGTAATGCATAACTTATATGGTTATAAAATACCCATAAACTATCTGCTGAAGATACATAATCAAACTTAGGTGCTTTGAATTGGGATTTAACAATACCCATTTGCTCACTAGTTAGTAACTCCTTTTCTAAATACAATCTCCCTACTGCTTCAGCTGCTTCTTGTGTACTTACTGTTACAAGTTTCATCTTCTCTTTATCTTCTATGATTCTATTGAAGTTTACATTAGCATTAGCAATTTGATCTTGTATTGTTTGTAAGGCCTCCATATCTGCTACACCTGTATGTTTTCTACCCCAAGATCCCATTTCTTTTTTGATAATAAGATTCTTAGATGTGTGAACAAATGCACCTATTGCACATTTAAATCTCATTGATTTATCATAGCTATTACTCCAGGTAAATATCATTCCTAGTTCAGGATCTTGTTCATGCTTAATATGATATACTGCTGTTGCAATGTTGCCATCTAAACTACATCTATATAGTTCAGTTTCTACTTGTAATCCTTTACTTGCTAACTCTGATAGAGTTGCATCTATAATAAATTTGTGTGAAATAACTGTATACCTACCCCCATGTGTTGGGAGTGGTATACTAGCTAAATACTCTTTTGTTGTTGTACCCGTTCTTTTTGGCATGTTAAAATAAACTTAATTGTTTAATTGGTTTAATTATGTTTTCTATTTCTTTCCTAATAGCCTCAAGATAATACCTCTCATCAATATTATATTCAATCCATGGTTTATCTACATAGTTAATGAAGAGTTCTTGCATCCATTTACCTGACTCAAGTTGAATGGTCCGGTTGTCATACTTATTCTTCTTAACTATCTTTCCACCTTTTTCACTAATATAATATCTAAGAGTTGGTTGTAGATTTTCTACAATTACATTACCGTGATTAACACTTGTCATTTGAAAAGCCCAATCACCTTTAATCTTTACACCTCCACAATAATCATATATGTTTCTATTATCTGCCAGATACTTCTCTGGTGGGATATCATTAACAAAATAATTGTATATTGCTTTAGGTATGATTAGAAAGCTTTTGTTCTTATGTAAGGCTAGGTTCTCAAAATCAAATCTACCTTTACACTTGGCTTTACCTGCTGTGTTAATAGCAATGTAATTATTGACATCTGCAAGGATTATCTTTTTATACTCATCATGCTCCAACTGTAGATTAGTTATCTTCTCCCACTCTGCACAAATTTCTAAATACTTATCTTTGGCATTACTAGGTATCATCATCTCTAGACCATCAGTATTTTGCATCACAGGTATACTACCTGGAATACCTTCTGCTAACATTTCATATAACATGATTAGTGATAACTGACCATTAATTGTAATCCTCATTGTAAACTCAGGATCATATAAGAAACAGTTCTTATCATTGCTTAGGCCATATGTACTGTTTAGGACAATCTTGTAGACATAGTTCTTAGGATCCTTCTTAGGTATCTTCTTTCTCTCTTCAAAGAACCACTCATACAAATTACAAAACTCCTTCTTAGGTAAGTGAGCTGGTGACCATCCATTTCTAATTGCTAGATTTGGATAGAAGCTAGTCACATCACTAGACATAATAATCATATCTTTTGTTGATTCATATATCCCTGATGTTTTTGCTCCATGCACACCACCTAATCCAAAGTCAGTTGTAACTCCTTTATAATCAATACTATACTTAAAAGCATTCTTTGTTTCATTTGGATTTATTACAAGCTTTTCAAACTGATTCAGAAGTCTAGTAAACTCCCCCGTGTTGAACTTGATATAAGGTAGGATAATATCCTTTACCTTGATTTCAGTTCTAAAAGTTCTGAGTTGTTTAAGGTCATACTTCTGTATTCCAGTTGCATTACTTAAGAATAGTAAAAATAAGTCTTTACTAATTCTTGGTTCAGATGCACTAAAAAGATTAATTTTATACTCTTGGCTAAGAGTCTTCCTTAGATTAATTTGGTCTTTGCTTAAATTCATAATAGCCTTGGTAGACTTCACATCATTCTTACAATAACCAATAATACTATTTATCTCATCTATAGTAGTGATAACAGCTTTATGATGAATAGGCATATCCTGTATGGTAGGCCAGTCCATAGAGTACTGAATCCATTTAAGACTCGATCTTTTAGCTGGATTATCCCAGTGATTAAGTTTAAAAACATCTATATTATTTATTCTTAGTTTCCATTCAGGATAGTCAGGGAATCCCCCATCTTGAGTAGATATAAGTTTTTGAGCATACTTGTATATTATCTCAGCTATTTGACAACCGGAAAAACCTACCCAATCCTCATGATTATCAAGCATGTATTCCATTACTTGAGAGTCAAAGCCTATACCATTAAATGATACTAACCATCCCTTCTTTTGTCTTAATTGCTTAAAACATTCTACTAGTTCATCAAAGTCATTTCTGAGATCATGAACTACAAATACTTTATCCTCTTCTGTTTTATAGTCTTCCATGCAAACAATAAAACAATTGGATAAGGTTTCTATATCATATACAGCTTTATTCATATTAGATATTTTAGGCAAAAAAAGAGGAGGCTGTTAACCTCCTCCTTACACCGCCATGGTTTTATTTACTAAGGCATTATAATAGAAGACTTAGGTGCTTCTAATATTGCTCCTTGAAATACTTGCATGTAGTCAATCTTATTAGCATTAACTGAAAAGGTTTCTACAAAAGCAATGATTTCTGCTTGATCTAAGATAAAGTATTTCTGAATAATTTCAGCTGTTCTTCTCTCTTGTTTAATAGTCATTTGTTCTCCTGATTCAGGATCCACCTTTGGAGCTTTTCTTTTCTCAGCATCACCATTGTCATCAATCTTAGCAAACATTACATACTCATTTCTCTTGAACATGGATGTAATCTCTAAAGCTTTCTTATCTTTGTTGTAGACAACATCTAAATAAGGACATGTGTTTGTTGCAGGAATCATTCTGAAGGTGTTCTCTTCACGAGACCATGGAGCTGTGACTAACAGCATTGATTTTAAATCACTCATAATTTTTATTGGTTTTAATTAATTTAACAAAATAAAGAATTTAAATACTCATTTCCAAATTTTTAATAGAAATACTTAATTTTTCTTTCTCAAAGTCAACCTTAGAGCATAGCTCACCAACTTCCTTGAGAGTAGAAACATTAACTCCTAATAGATCAGCATACATACCAAAGAATCTCTCTGGATGTAAATAGCTTTCTATATAAGAATAATGTGAATTGTTTTGACTAAAGAAAGATTTAATCTTCTTCTTATGATCTATTGTCATCTTAGAATACTTACCTTCAATAAAACATTTCCAATCATGCTCTATGGATTTAAAATCAAATATGTAAACACCTTTGTTATTATCCACTATTTTAAAATCATGAAATAGTTTATTTCCTAAAAGCTTTTGCTTCTCAAACTTGCGGAACTCCTCATCATTTCTAAGATGATACAAGCATATATACTTGCAGTCTTCTTTTTCATAATGTTCATCCCAGGAAACATAAGTTTGAATTGGGGTAATACTACCACCCCTTTTTATCTCTAGTGCTGGATATAAAAATATCCTACTCTTCTGAAAGTAATCACTATATAGAGATTTTATTGCCATAAATATTTACAAGTTATTAGATAGTTACTATACCTGAGATGAACTTATAAGGTTTTGAATAATCTCTAATAGTATAATGGTATGTTGCCTCTGTCAAAGATTCTTCAAGTTTGCTTTGCCATTCTCCCATTGTTGTGGGTGATATTTCAAATATACATACTTGTTGATACTTATCTATTACTACAAAGTTAAATACAATTTCCCATTCTGCTGTTATGATTGCCTTAAATTTATCTTCTACAAGTCTTTTATAGATTGCACCTTGCAAGCTATACTTATAGTATTCTATACTTTCTGGGAAATCTGCTAATGTTTTACCTGAAGTTTTTAAATCATTGATATAAATCTTCTTCTTTGTATAATCTATTACTAGATTATCTATAACACCCTTCAATCCAAATGGATATAAAATACCTGTTTCTACATTTCCGTATGTATTTTTTGTTTCTATATAGTGTTCATTGTAGACTTCATGTAGTTCAAAATCAGATTTTTGTAAAGACATAAGATCACTTACACGTTTATTATTTTTTAAGATTTCTACAGATTCAGTACATCTTTTAAGAGTAATGTCATCTATAATATCCTTGTTTCCTTTTTGCATAAGAAACTCAAAATAAGACTTGGTATCTTCACTTATAATCTTTGCTAATCTTTGTTCATCTGTTTTGAGAGACTGGTGGAGATTCATTTCTTTTAGAGTATCAATCACTTGGATAGATAAGTCTTCTAAATGTGGGGATAGTACTGCTACACTTCCATCATCACTAGTAATAGGTTGGAAATTCACATATGCTTGGAACACTTTGTCTATAACAATTCTGGTATTATCTGAGGGCAACTTTGAGGGGGACACAATAAATTGTTTACTAAAACTTCCATCATCTAATAATAAACAATGAATTACTTTTCCATCTAGTAAATAACTTTCTAACTTTTCTTCTCTCTCTTGGAGAATGTACCACCTATAAAATAGTTGTGGACTATACAATAACTTATTAAGACCTGAATAACTCAGGTAAAACTCTTGAGAATAAAACTTATCCTCAAGAGCCTTAACATCTGTTGAATTCATCATGCAAATATACTATTAAAAAATGACTTCTTCATCATTTATATTAACTATTTCTTCATCATCTTCATTCTCATCTTCTTTATTATCTTCTTCAAACTCAATTTCTTTAACTTTAAAGTGAGAGAAATGATTATATTCTTTTATTTCTTGTTCAGCAATAGGCATTAATATTGCAAGATTTTCATCTGTCATAAGATTTTTAAATTTTAACTTATTTACAATATCATCAAGATCAAATCTCGATACCGTATATCTACCATCAAAGTCAAAGAATTTTAGTAAAGATTTAAAATTAACATGGTGCCTGAAACCTGAATCCCACATTGTAGTACCATAGTTCTTAAATATTAATAAGATATATACAGCTGATGCTTCATAATCACAATTTGCTAGTAACTCCATTGCTAATTTAATATTAGCATCTTCTCTAGTATTTAACATTTGTGACATTTGTTTATACATATCAGCATCCATAGTTACTGAATTATTTAATAACTTTAGTAAGTCATTCTGATGATGTGTATTACCTTGAAGTATTACTTGAAATTTATCGTAATTCTCATCATCTATAACCAATAAAGAATCACTAGTGTAATCAATCTTTATATCTAATTGATTACTATATGTATAATAACCTATAACAATAAAATCTAAATTTTCAGATTCAATAATTTCTTTAATCTTTATTGCATCAGTATGATATGGGCATTTTTTATTTAAAGCATAAACAAAATCTTTAGCAGGTATTTTTTCTAAACTTTTATAATTAAAATATTCTTTAATAATATCATCTGAAATAAATATACTTGTTGCTTTTGTTATATCTCTAGTAATTTTTATATTCTTTTCTGCACAAAATTCTTTTAATTTAAATCTTGGTATAGTACAGCTCTTATCTATATATAAGACATCATTATCTTTAATAGAGTATTTTGATTTTATAAAGCTTTTTATATCACTCGATTCATCCATAACATGTACTAACTCATATTCTATGTCAGTTATATTATGCCTATCCGTTTTAATATGTTCTATATATAATGTTCTTTCCATAGTTTTATTGTTTTGAAGAGTATTGTTTATATTCATCTTTTAATTCTAACTTTACATCATAGAATTTATTATTACATTTTCTAACTGTAGTCCTTAATATATCATCTTCTAATTGTGAAAATATAAAAGGTGTCATCCAATCCTTAACTATAAGATGTCTAGCAAAACTTTCTTCAGGATAAGCCCGTAACTCAAATAAACTTGAATCATCTCTAAACTTTCTACCAGCTTTGGTTCTTAAGTTTACCATGTGTGGTGTATAAATAGTTCTTGCTAATTTCCATATGTAATATATAGATTCTTTTATATCACATTTAGTTAATAGGATTTGTCCAATAGTATGATTTTCTTTATCACTACTATTAAACATACTATATAAACTCTTGTATGATTCTTCATCAATAATGACAGTACCCCCTATTGGAGGCACTGTCTTTGTTATTGTATCACTCATTATTTTAATGACATTTTGATTACTTCAGGATTTGTTAACATACCTTGGAACTTTTGTTTGTTACCAGCAAGAATTTTCTTTACTAATATAAACTGTAAGTCATATGTTAAAGTCTCCGGATCTGTAGATAACTTAATTAATCTTTCAGTGATAGCTCTAGTTACAGAGTTCTTCTCAGCATAGTTTAATGTGAAGTTGATAATCCTTGTAGTTAAGATACTTGCAATATCTGCTCTATAATCATTACCTCTACCAACACAGTTTCTTAATTCACCAATGATATATGATTCATTATCATGAAGTAATATATCTTTAGGAGTAACTAATTTATCTAGTCTGTTATTGATAAATGAAGTAAACATTGTAGAGAATTCTACTCCTACTGATCCTTCACCAATCATTTGAATCAATGGTAAATCATCTTTGAATTCAGGGATAGAACTAATAGAGTTAAAGAAAGTCATGATACTTCTTGGATTTGTATCATCTTTAACTAACTCTGGATGTAACAACATAAAGTTAATACATCTATTATCTATGCCTTGTTTCTCTGCCCATCTAGCCCATACATCTACATCAAACTTAAAGTTTACTGTGATAAACCTAGTCTTCTGAGCTCCATCTAAACTAGTAACATTATAGTTTCCATCATCAGGATTAGTTGTCAAGATGATATGCCAGTTCTTAGGTAATGCCCAAGAATAATATGTTTGTGTTTCTATTAAGGTCATAGTTGCTTGCATGAATCTAGCATCTGCTCTAGTGTAATCATCTAGGATTAAGATACCACCTTCTTTTTTGTTATTAATCCATTCAGGAGCAGCATATGACATACGCTTGTTACCTGTTGGTTTATATTTACTTGCTATATATTGTGGCAATAAAGTTTCTGGTACCCACTTAGATACCTTAGCTTCATTAATAATTTCAAATTCTTTAATAGGAAAACCTACTAAGTCAGATAAGTCTTCTAACTCTGCAAGATTTAATCTTACAATATCCATACCTTCCTCTTGAGCTAATTGCACAATAGAAGATGTCTTACCTACTCCTGCAGGTCCTTCAACATTTACACATACAGGTGTTGTACCTTTCTCTTGAATAATTTTATTATTAGAAATAATATGACGCATGAAGCCTTTTAATTCTTCTGCATTTAAGCTGATTTGATTATTTGATTTTGACATAAGTTTAGTTTAATTGAATTTTAACACCGTGTAATTCTTCATTCATTGTTCCATTTGTGGAGATAGCCCATAGTACTGGACCTTTACATTTATCAGGAGCACTGCACTCACCATCAGTAAAATATACTAGACAGCTATAGTCTTTAACATGCTCATTATAATAATCACATACAGGTTCAAAGCTTGTGCCTCCTCTTCCATGTATTGCTATATCTTCATTTACATTAAACTTACCTATATGACTGATAGCTGAATCACATTGAACCACAGTAATATCTGTTCCTGTTTTATTGATGTGATGTAATTCATTCATAAACTCTTGTAATTCTTTTGTACTAACAGAACCTGATGTATCTATCCCTACTAATATCCTTCTCTTAGGTTTCACCTTTAGACCAGGACTATCTTCAAATCTCATATTCTGTTTTCTTCTTGTTCTCTTAGTATATACCTTAGTAGAACCACCTGCAAACCTTCTTAGGAATGCTCTCCAATTAAACTTAGCTTCTTCAAGTTCATTAAGTTTTCTAAGAATCTCAGCAAATTCTCCTGGTACAGTACCTCTAGATTTCTCTACTTGTTCTGCTATTTCATTAAGAATATGAGCTGTTTGAGATTTAATCAACTTCTTAGTTGCTTCATCTAAATTATCAAATTCATCCCATGTACCATGATCAGGACAATTAACATCACCATCTTTACCACCTTTCATTTTAACTGTTACCTTAGCTTGGCCTTGACCCATACCTTCTAATAAGCTATTTAAGTTAGGACAAGACTTATCTTTCTTACCCTCCATTAACTTATCATAATAATATTGAGTACCTTTCTTTGGTTCTAAGTTTAGTTCAGGAAATAAATCCAGCATCATACCACCTTCTGGTAGCCAATCTTTATGTATATATTGATTGATCTCTAGATCCATAGCAATATTTGCTACCTCTTTATCTGATAGGAAATCATAATCTGTTAAATGAAAAAACCCAATATGCAAAAGCTCATGCTTTAACAAACCTAGATGTTTAATTTCAGATAGACTACCCCAGAATTCTTCATTGATTGTTAATTGAAAATTGATACCATTCTTTGATACACCAGCTGTAGGAACTCTATTGTCCCACACCTTATTCAACATTATTAGGAACATCCCATAGAATGGTTCCTCAAACATTAGATTCTTGCAAGTCTTCGCAAGAGATTCTGTTTTGTTTATCATTTGTTTTTAGTTTAATAGTTATTTCTGTATCATCAATAAAGTCAAATCCTAAACCTTGTATTGTTTTAAAGATGTGATTAGCAAAAATATCCAGGAATAATTGGATATCTTCCTGAGTTTGTTTTTCATTTACAAGAATTTTTAATAAATTCTTATAGGTGAGTACACCTTCTGCTGAATTGTTAGCATCTTCAAGCTTTATAATATTGTTTAGTTTTTTATATGTTTTAGGTGCATTAACTTTCCAAATATTAAACGGTAATTGAGATAACTTTTTAAGTAACAATATCATTGTAAGATTCTTTTTAAAATCTAAATTTTCTATTGTTACTAAACCCATTACATTGCTTTCTTTATCAGATGAGTTTAGCATCTTTAGGACATTATTAAAACTTTCTATATCTAATTTAATATTATTATTTTTTGTCATTAGTCTTCTATTTTAATTGTTCTTGTCATCCATTCTTTAGGACAATCTAAGTTATCTATCCATTCCTTAGCTGTAGGAATGTAACCAAAACAGTCTTCCTTGACATGTTGTTCCCCTATATATCGGGTATATACAGTTTTACCATTTGAATTAATTATACTAGGACCAAATACCTTTTCACATTCAAAGATACCTTCAGCATGATGTCTAAACAATCTGTGTTTACTATGACATACCCAAGCTTTAGTAGCATCAAACCATTCATGAATTGCCTGATAATCAGATACTTGACCACCCCATTTTCTTACTGAGGATTTACAATGCTCTATAGGATGTGACATTATATTTCTTCATTAAATTTACCTTCATGCTCATATGTTTCAGTTATCTGATAATATGTATTATTCTCTATAGTAAATTCCCCTGAAGGAATAGCAATAGTCATAACACCAAATCCTCCATCATTATTCCACCAATCTTCTATATCATTTAACTTTGTCCATGCTAGATCATCAATAAAGTTTCTAACAGATTCATTTAAAGTTTCTTTTTGTTTTTCACTTAACTCATAATGACTTATGTCTTCTTCATTATCTTCTGGTTTAAGATACATAATAGTATCTAAACAACCTGAATCTCCACCTCCAGAATAATTTATTTGAATTCTATTAAAACCAAGGTCACCTAGATAGGTCATTACACCTATTAAGTTTAATTTATTTTCCATAAATATTTAAAGTTTATTTTTGTTTGTAGAATCTTCCCAGGATATTACCATTTAAATAAAAATCTGATTCTAATACTTTATATGCAAACTGATACTTAACTTCATTATAAGTTAGCTCAGTTTTACTATAACAGATTTTTAATATCTTTCTTTGGATTTTTATCCCTTTTTTGTGTGCAGCTTTTAGCACATCATTACTACTGTAGTAATTTTCATATGCAAGTTTAGTTACTTTTACATACCCTTTCTTTCTCTTATCAGTAGGCATAGCCTTCTTACTAAGTTTCTTCTTAGTATTAGAGTGAAAGTTTTTCTTTCCTATATATGATAAGGACTTACCATTTATAATGGCTGACATTTCATATACAAAACCTATAGCTCCTTCTGGTATCATCTCTGGTTCAAAGACTTTACCTGTATATATCCAGCTCATACTTTTATAATTCTTAAGTGAGGAAAGTCTGATACAGACTTAACAAGAGATGCTAATGTTTCTACAGCATGATCTTGGCTACCACATACTATTGTTATTTGTACACCGCCTTTACTTTTAAAGACATATTTTTTTGCACCTTTACTCATGTAAATCTAATTTATCTATATTATTTAGGATATAGTTTACTTTATCCTTGTTATCTTTAAACCAGGTAAGTACACTAAGATCAGTATCTATACTCATAGTTGTTTCATCTTCCATTAATCTTAATATAGTATATACATTATTCTCAATAGCTTCTAACTCTGTTTTGAATATTTCTCCATCATCGGATATATATCCTTCTGTTTTACTTACTTTCATTTTCTTTTGGTTTTAATTCATTTGATAATAAAGGCATTAGCATATCTCTTATATTTGCTACACCATACTTCTCTATAGAATCAGATAAATCTTTTTCCATATCTAGTATAACATAAGGTAGATTATACTTGTCTTTATATTTTTGCATTGCTCTTATACCGGCCTCATCATTATCAAATAGGGTACAAATTCCTTTATACTTATTTTTGAATGCATGAATAATATGTTCAGGTATTAAAGTATTCTCACTGTCAGGAGCAATAGCTTCTGCATTTTTGATACCTAGTCTTACAAAGGTCATTAGATCTTTTAAGGAACTACAGATTACTAAGTACGGAACTTCCATTGTTAGTTGATCCATCCCCTGTATATAATCTTTGACTTTAATAAATTTGGTATCTTTAATCTTGGGTTGATATACCTTGTATAGTACACCATCTTTTCTAAAGTATCCATAGATATTGTTACCAGAGATTAGTAATTCTTTGGTTTCATTATCCTCTTCTTTAGATAATACATATGACTCTAAAGGATATACATTATATTTTTCTAATAGACTAGAACCTATATGATACTTAGACCAATATCTTTGATCTATAGTTGTCCATGTCCTTGTCTTAAAGTTACTTACTTTATACTTAGAGTGCTGTTTAAATTCTTTTATGACTACCTCACCATTGGTTAAGATATATTCATTGTAATCAGTAATGATCTTATAAGCTGATTCACCTCTGCTACTTAAGTTAAATAGTCTTAATACCAGATCTATTGAATCACCTTGGCAATCAGTAGAAAAATCTTTATACTTATATTGATCTTTAGATTGATTAAAATAAATATACATAGAAGGATTCTTATCTCTAGCATTAAATACGGATTTAATTTTTACATCTTGTCCACTTAATTTTTCTTCTAAGTTTAGATAATGTTCAAAGATCCATGTCCTTGGCACATCTTTTATATCTGAGAGTAAAGCCTTTGTTCTTATCATTTTTATTAGAATAAAAAGGGGGGTATTACACCCCCTATTATTATCAACTATAGAATATACTACAATTCAAAATCTGATCCAGCTGATGCAGAACTATCTCCACCAAAACCAGCTACAGGAGCAGCCTTTTGCTTTTTGATATGATCTGTTTCATTGAATTCAATAATCTTACTGTTTGGTTTATCACATGCTTCATAAGGTACTCTACCTTTTGCATACTTAGGTAAGAACAAATCATAGTTGGTATAACCTTCTTTGTTTTGATATTCTTTACCTGCTAAACAGAACTTCATAAAGATGTTCTTGAAAGGAGCTTCAGTATTAAAAGCTTTTACTAATAATTCAATTGTAGCATGTTTACCATCTTGGTCATCTAACCAATTGATATTTAACTCTTTACATAAACTACTAATGAATTTGAGGATCTCATCATTCTTTTTAATAACAATACCTGATGTAGTAGTACCATCTGCATATGCCCATTCAGAAGTTTTAACCTTACCTACTTGGCCTTTATGTCTTCCTAAGTCTGGCTTATCTTTATTAATAAAGAATCCTTCAAACTCTGCACCTCTATCTGTACCTTCTAAATTAAGAACTAAATAATCAGCTCCTGGTTTATAAGTATAAGGCTCTAAAGCAATACTATTAATTTTTGCTAGTACATTACCTGGTTGTAATGTCTTTGGGGTACCTGCTTTGTTTACAGGGATGTTTTTTGTGCTAATGTTCATTTTTTTTCTTTTTTAATTGTTAACTTATTTTTCATACTCTAATATAGACTTTCTAACATATTCTAAATCATTTGGGATTTCAAATGTTTCAAACATTCCCCGTGGTGATTTACATGTATTCTCACCATTGTTCTGGGTTTCAAATACATATCTTATGTTATCATCTTTATCTTTCTTTACTTTACCAAATAGCACAATAGAGAATAAGCCTTCTAATGTTAAAGCATTATCTACCATCTTACCTATTGTTTTAGCTTTTATCTTTCTCTTACCATCAATATCTAATGATTCTTCAGCATGAGTAAGGAAATATACTTGTAAATCCTCTCTAAGATCTTTTGGTTTCTTACCTACAGTAGCTAAGCCAGCTGCAATCTGAGTGAATTTATCATAGCCTTTCTCTGTACATCTATCAAAGTATTCAAATGCTGACATATATTGCCAATCATCAATTACTAAAGTTTTAATGTGAGGCATGTTATTACTAATATAATCCATAGCTTTTAATACACCATTAGGAGAACTTGTATTACTCATATTACCTTGGGGATTATCCTTAGTAAGTAGTTCATACTTCTTCTTCCAACCTTTAAAAGGTAATGGTTTGTTAGCAATGTTAATAATAAAGGTCTCTTTAGAATCTAAATTCTCTATACTGGTAGACTTACCAGACCCTGACTCTGCAATAATTAATATACTTTGTGCCATTATTTATCTGTTATTAGTTTGTTTAACCATTGTTTATTACTTACCGGTTTCTTTAATAAGATAGCAGTCAAATCTCTTATAGTTAGCTGATCAAATGGAGCATCAGATTCTGGGTCCATTAAATCAAATTCTATAGTAGGTGTTTCTTCTACCTTTACTTTTTCTTTTGTTACACTTCTAGGATCTTGTACCAATACTAATTCAGATACAGGCACTAGATATCTAAATTGTCCACTCTCATTTGCTTCAGTCTTCTCATACTCTTCATCAAAGTGTGGGTTAAATCTCCATTTAAATAATCTTCTCAATGGATCTTCAGGTATATAATCTCTACCTGAGAACTCTAAAAAGATATCACATTGTCTATTAACTTCACTTGGAAAAAAGGATACATGAATATCATTCTTACCAGTTGGCTTATAGGCCATCTTAGGTACATAAAATGCATTTGATTCTCCTATTGCATCAAGCAGGGGCTGTTGGTGCTCCCTCATTAATTTCAGTCTTTCTCTTTTGTCTCCAGAGTTATCTGTTATTGTTTTTATATTCATTTTTATCTTGTATTTAAACGTCTCTCTTGTTGAGGAGGTGTTTCCATCTCAACTATTTTCATTCTTTCAAATTCTGCTTTAAAGAAACTCATTCTGGCATCTCCATTTCTACACTTTAGAAAATGTAATACTAAAATATTATCATTGTCTATTACATATCTATCAGGTCCATAGTATTTAATCTTTCTTTTACTGGGCCTATCTATTCCAACTACTGTATCAGCATGTTGTAATAGAGCATCAGCTCCAAAAATATCAGACTCTAATATATGATTCCCATATTTACCATCTTCATTTCTATCAGGATTATTTATATCTCTATTAAGTTGGGTCAGTATTATAAAGGCAATGGGATATATTCTTTTAAAATTTGTTAAGGCTTCACCTAGGTTATAAAGGACATCAAACTTATCCTTTTCATAGGCATCTTTTTTGAGTAGCACGGAGTGATCAAGGGTTACAATAGTTTTTTTATAAGTTTTGGTTTCCCCATCTATTATAGCATGCTCTTCCATGTATGCAGCAATTATCTGCTTAAACTCACTAACAGTACATGGTTCTTCTACAACATCAATAGGGTATTTTACTCTTTCTTTAGCATGGTCATGACAAGCTTTAAGCTCATCTTCACTTAAGATACTTCCAGCACTACATAGATGTTTATATGTCTTACCTAGAACAGAGGAGTATTCTCTGATAGCAGATGTTCTTGCAAGCATTTCAAATTGAAATTCTAATGCTCTAAAATCTTCACCTGCATTTAATCTAAAAGCTTCTCTAACTATTTGATCTTTCATTAATGTTTTACCACTAGCTGGTCTACCTCCTATGACTGTAACAGAATGCCATTCTATACCATCTGTTGTTGCATCATTAAACTTAGGCCAGGGAGTTTTAATACTTTTAATAAGACCTTTCATTCTTCCTTGCATGTAAATCAAAGAATCTAAAAATCCTTCTCTTTGAGTTTTCCAAGGCTTCGTGTGTGACAAATCAGTCATTATTAGAGAATATTATACCACATGGTATAATACCATATGGTGTTGGTTTATTGAAAAGGTTTATAATTTACTATACAACCATGAAAACAATTTATGTAAAGTTGTTAAGCATAATTCAAGGAGAACAAATTTAATAAAACTAATTGGAATAAAAAAATAATTTACAATATTCCAGCAAACAAATGTACACAATATTGAATTAAATAATAATCCAAAATTAATTTTTAATTCCATAAACTATACAACATTTTGTTTGAAATGATTATTAGTATCTATATCATCTCCTGACTCTATAATTGAACAATAATTTGCTAATTCAGAACCATAATTGTTACCATCTTCTCTTTTTCTAATAAAGTATTGTGATGTTCTCATATACAGGTAGTTAACTTTCTCAAACTCATCTACATAATATGCAGTTGCTTTAAAGATTGTATCCCAACTATAGGAAAAGTTATTAAAAAACCATTTAAAATTGTTTTCTAAATTCTTCTTATCAGATCTGGCCGGTTTACCACTTGGTAGTTTACCTCTAGGAAACATATCTAAATACTTAGTAATATTATCTAAGATGTTGACTGTCAATTCATTAGGCTTTGGAATACCAAAAGTAGATAATAACATGGTAGCTTTAGGTGTAAGAGAATACTTATATCCTTTACCAGAACTCTCATCTTTTATCCAACCATCTCTTATTAGTGCTCTAATTTCTAGATGTAAATTAACATTTACTGTTGGGATACTTTGAGAAATACAATCAAGAACATATAATTCATTAGGAGATAGGTTCTCCTTTATCATTAGATTGAACAATGGTGTTAGCTCTAATTCTTTTTTCAATTTCATCATATACTATTTTTATCTTACTAATTGTTTCAAAATCATTTACTTCTAATGCTGTATTTATAGTCTTTTTAGCATGAACAATACTAGCATGATGCCAACCCAAGTATGATGCAAGAAACACAGTAGTATATTTCATTTTACAAGCTACATAAAAGAATATATGTCTTGCTAATACAATAGTTCTTGCTCTGTTTCTATCTCTTATAGTTGCTCTTTCATTAGGATCAATAAATGCATTACAAATATTTTCTAAATTTTCTAAAGATATAGGATAATAAATATCGGGCTTCAATGTATAAATAATTATTGGAGATATACCGTATAATTTTAAAAAATTTTCTTTAAATAATTGAATATACTCTTCAGCATTTTGTGATCTATCTTGTTCCAGCTGTTTAAATAATTTATTTTCTGATTTTTTAATGGTTTTTATATCAATTTTAACATATTTATCTGATACAACACTAATACTTTCTTCTAATTCTTCAATATCTTTCATTTTATATGTGTTTTTTTAGATTTATTTCTATATTTCTATGATTATTTGTTAAATTTGTAGTAAATATTTACTATTATGAAACTTTTAGACTATTTATTATTTGCTTTTGCTTTATTATTACTAGCCTTTATATTGGTTATTAAAAATCCTGTTGTAGTAACAAAAAAACCTTTTGATATTACTCCTTATACAGATAGTATTAAAAAATTAAATTTATTAATATCAATAGAGGAAAAGAAAATGGTTACTTATGTAAGAGTACTAGATAGTTTAAAATTATTACCACCTAAAATTAAAATCAAATACCGTGAACAAAAATCTAAAGTACCTACTGCCACTGTTATTCAGCTGGACTCAATTATTAGGACAAATGCAGGACTCCCACAAAGATAGCACAATTTGTTATAATCAAGAAGAATTAAGAGCAATTGCACTTAATCTTATTGAAAATAGAGAGTGTGATGCTTTGTTAATAGTAGCCAATAAACAATTAGATTTTGCTGATACAATTATTACATCCCAAAAAGATATAATAGCTAAACAAAAAATCCAGGTTACTTTAGCAGCCAATGTAATAAACAAACAAAATCAAGACATTAAAGATTTAACTAAAGATGTACATACATCTAAAGTTAAACTAAAATGGGTTAAAATTGGTTGGGTATCTACTAGTGTTGCTATTATATCTCTGTGGATATATACCTTGATGCACTAGCAACATATACACCTTCTGATTCACCAAAATTTACAGTAAAGATCATATCATTATTTATTACCATAGGCTTTTCATCTTTCATAATGAATGTGAAATTATCACCTGTTAAGTTTAGAAAGAATAGGTAATCACTAAACCAGTACTCATAATAATCATTACTAAAATTTATAGTCTCATCATCACTATTTATGTATTCTTTTAGTGGTTTGTGATGTATTCCTAGATCAGAATAATCATGATTTTCTTTATTAAATTTGTGTATACATAATCCAAAGTCTTCATATGTAGTTACTTCTTTAAGAGCATCTACCATACTTTCATATGCACCACCTGGGTACATATCTCCATTGAACTCATCTGAATATCCTATCCAGATTTCTCCATCTTTTTTATATAATATATAAGGTGTTCCTCTTGTCATACTTACTGGTTCTTCAAAATTATTTGTTACCATTTTA